TTCTGACCTTTTTCCTCACTGCAAGACTCAGGCACAGAAGATTTATTATTTGGGTTAGATGGCTTCGCGAGTTATTAAATGCAGTTTGGGATTAACAAAACAAGACGACCGCGACTCCTATATGAATAAGCGGATTGATTTGACCGGTGTTCTTTTGAATAATTTGTTTCGGAATTATTTCAACAAGCTAGTAAAGGACATGACAAAGCAGGTCATTCGCGAAATTAATACGGGTTCGTGGAAGTCGACTGAAGACTATTTAAGCATTATTAACAAGACGAATGCATATAAAATAATCAAATCAACAACGATTGAAAATGGAATCAAACGCGCTTTATCCACCGGTGATTTTGGAATAAAAAATGTCAATACAAATAAGGTGGGCGTCGCCCAGGTTCTGAATCGGTTAACATATGTGTCAAGTTTGAGCCACCTTCGTCGCGTGAATACGCCGATTGACAAAAGTGGAAAACTAATTCCTCCGCGTAAACTTCATAATACTACATGGGGGTTTTTATGCGTTGCGGAATCTCCGGAAGGCGCAAGCGTCGGTGTCGTGAAGAATATTAGCTACATGTCGCACATTACCATTCCGAGTCACGCCGATTCACTTCACAAACAGGTCGAACCGCACATTCAGTCTCTTGACACAATTGTAAATTGTGGAGAGCTAGTTGATGCAGTGAAGGTATTTGTGAATGGCGCGTGGGTCGGAATAAGCACTCGTCCGGTTGAACTTTATAACGCATTCAAGGATAAAAAGAGCAAGGGCATTATCAACATTTACACGTCGGTAGTTTTTGACATTCGAAACAAGGAAATTCGAATTTGCAATGACTCGGGGCGAATTATGCGCCCGGTGTTGCGCGTGAAGAATAATCGCACATTCATCACATCAGATGTGCTGCGCAAATTGGACCGCCGTGAAATCACATGGGACGACCTGGTAACTGATTGCAGAATTGATAATGCAATTATTGAATACATTGACCCGGAAGAACAGAATTTTAGCATGATTGCAATGAAACGCACAGATTTGAAGAATGGATGGAATCCGACTTCACAGTTCAACTACAATTATACTCACTGTGAAATTCACCCAAGCACTATATTCGGAATCTTGGCATCGTGCATTCCGTTTCCAGAGCACAATCAGTCGCCCAGAAACACTTATCAATGCGCAATGGGTAAGCAGGCGATGGGAATGTACGTCACGAACTTTTACAACCGGATGGACAAGACGGCATATGTATTATCGAACCCGATGCGTCCGCTAGTTGATACCCGCATCATGCGCATGATAAAGCTCGACGAGATTCCATCCGGTGCACCCGTCATCGTTGCAATTATGAGCTACACTGGCTATAATCAAGAAGACAGTATCCTTGTAAACAAGGGCGCAATCGACCGCGGTTTATTCAGCGCAACCATTTATCACACTGAAAAAGACGAGGACAAGAAAATCAACGGCGATGAGGAAGTTCGATGCAGGCCGGATTCCACAAAAACAAAAGGAATGAAATTCGGAAATTATTCGAAACTGAATAGCAAGGGCGTTATTCCGGAAAACTCCGTCATTGAAAATCGCGACATTATTATGGGCAAGGTGATGCCCATCAAGGAAAACAGGAATGACCACACAAAAGTAATCAAATACGAAGACGCCAGTAAAATGCACAGGACAACAGAAGACTGCTACGTCGACAAGAATTACACAGAGCGCAACGGAGACGGGTATGTCATTTGCAAAGTTCGCATTCGCACGTTTCGCAAGCCGGTCATCGGGGATAAACTCAGTAGTCGTCACGGGCAAAAGGGAACCATCGGGAACATTATTCCGGAAATGGATATGCCATTCACAAAGAGCGGGCAACGCCCCGACATCATCATCAATCCCCACGCCATTCCGTCTCGTATGACAATCGCCCAACTCAAAGAAACACTTCTCGGAAAAGTTCTACTAGAACTCGGTTTGTTTGGCGACGGAACATCCTTCGGAGAACTCGACGTTTACACCATTCGCAACGAACTCTTAAAGCTCGGCTACGAAAATAATGGGAATGAAGTCTTATACAACGGCCTATCCGGTGAACAAATCGATTCAGACATTTTCATCGGTCCCGCATTCTACCAGCGCTTGAAACACATGGTAAATGACAAGCAACATAGTAGGTCCATCGGTCCAATGGTAAATCTCACGCGTCAGCCTGCGGAAGGCCGCTCGCGAGATGGAGGGTTACGGTTTGGAGAAATGGAGAAGGATTGCATGGTGTCACACGGTGCTGCGCGATTCACGCGCGAGCGACTGTATGATGTTTCGGACAAATACCAGGTGCACGTGTGTTCCAGGTGCGGAATGGTCGCAGCATTCAATGACGCGTTGGGCATTCATTGTTGCAAGATGTGCGATAACCGGACAGAATTTGCGCTGGTTGAAATTCCGTATTCATGCAAGTTGCTCTTTCAAGAACTGCAAACGATGAATATCGCGCCGAGAATCATGACAGAATAAAAAATAAAATATCTATACACGTAAATATAAATCTTCTCGTCGTCGACGAAATTCCAAATAAAATAAATAATAAATTGGAATAAATATTTATATAATTTATATTTTTTTATAAATTATAAATAAATGTGTTAACATGCTGTTATATACGCTGTCCACTGGATAAAGTAACCACAAACGGTGTAAGTGATAGTGTAATTTCCTTGTTCTATAATAGGTCCAGAGGTAACGGCAGGAATCGTAACAACTCCTGTAGATGAGTCGATTGTTAAGAGTGTATTTATACCAGATATGCCTGGTTGGCTTATTGTAAAAACTCCGCCAGACGGAGTTCCCGTACTAATGACTGGAGAAAAATATGTATCTATCAAATTATTGAATGGACAATTTTCGTTCGACTCTAATAATGCATTATAATTAATTGTAAAATTGGGTGAAAGCGGAGGACATGATGACGATGGTGTGGTGGATGTAAATGATTTACAGACAAATTTACAACATTTTGAAAGGTCGCTGTATCGTAGATAAGGGCTAGTTTCAGTTGTGTCGGCATAGTTTGCACAAAATCTTGATGGTATAGAGTTATAATATGAGTTAGGACTTCCTTTACTTCCTTTAAATCCGCCACTAGAATATGACTTGTACGTTTTTTGATTCACTGGTCTGCACGTTGTTTTAGAATTCAAAAAAGTTGAGTAGTCTGAGTATGTGCATTTGTTATTTCGGTTATTGCAAGTGTTTATGCATGTTGTTGTTGGTTCAGGAGGAGGCGGAGGTGGAGGTGGAGGAGGGGGTGGAGGAGGGGGTGGAGGCGGTTCTTGACTAGGCAAATATCTTGCTAAAATGAAATTTTTTTTAACGTCTTCTCTATCCGAATAATCTCCATTTTCACCACCTAAAAGAATTTTTCCATCAGGTTGTATGGCTAATGAATATCCAAATTCATCGTTGGATACACCAGGAATCAAGTCTTCTAATATTAATCCGTTTCCATTTATTCCAAATGATGAGTCTAATAAACCGTTTGTATTATACCTAGCTAAACTAAAACCAAATGATGTTGGGTTTGGTATTACATACTCATAAGTTCCGCCTAGAATTATTTTTCCATCAGATTGAATGCCAATTGAGTTTCCAGCTAAATTATAATTTGATGAAGATATATTTGTTATAACTTTTCCACCACTTCCGAAATTGGCAGTGTCTAGATTTCCATTATTTGCGAATAATCTAACTACAATATAACATGATATTGAATTAAATAAAGCCGTTCCACCCAAAACAATTTTTCCATCTTGTTGAATTGTGATACTTGTTGCGCTATCATATGAAGATGGGGCAAAATTTGAAATCACCGATATTCCACTAGGACCAAATGAATTATCAGGGGAACCAAATGAATTGAATTTAGCCACAATCATTAAAGAAGAAGAATTTTGAGAACCAGTTTGATAACCACCTAAAAGATAGTCTCCTGAACTTGTTACTGCTAAACATAATCCGTGTTCATCAAAACCGCTAAAATTTATTGCAAGCAATCCGCTTCCGTTTATTCCAAATGTATTATCTAGCGCACCTGATAAATCTAGCTTTACCAAAGAAAGAAAACTTAAGCCATTATTAACAACTTTTCTTACACGTCCACCTATAATTATTTTGTTTGGAGTTGTTGTTGTATCTATTTTAACTGATGTCGCATAAGTATTGTCAAATGTTATACCCGCCTGAGAATATGCTGTATTGAACATTGACGATGTTATAAATATGTATCCATTCGGTTGCGCGAATGTTAGGGTGTCTAATGCTCCAATTGGAGTAAATCTTGCAACAAACATTTCTTGAAATCCGGCAAAGTTTTGACGTTCACCGCACACAACAATATATCCATCTTGTTGTATTGCTAAACTATAAGTATTCAATGAAGACGACGATAAAGGTGGAATTAATGCTGTCACTTTACCAAATGTACCAAATCCATTGTCAAGTGTTCCGTTAGGTTGATAACGACATAGTGCAATAAATACATCTAAAAGAAGGTTTTGTGAAGTGCCTGCCATAACAATTTTTCCATCCGGTTGTAAAGCAATTGCTCTACACAAGTTTGAGTTGCTAGGAGGATTAAAAAAATCTGTCACTACATATCCCTGGGGAGAATTAAATGTTGAATCTAAATCGCTCATAATTATTTATGTGTATATTGAGTGATATTATATAATAATAATTAATAATAATAAATAGTAATATTTTATTTTTATTATTATTGTTTGATTAGTTTATCTCTCTTCTCTCTTCTCTCTTCTCAACCAACTTATAATGTAAATATAATCCTGAATCATGAAACATCTATTAGTCGCAAAACATGTTGGCAATAAAAAACGCGCCCACAAGTCCTAAAACTGCGCCTAAATGATAATTGTATTGCATATTTTTGTATACGCTTAACCACGCCTGTTTCTGTTTGTTTCCGTCAATATGAAGTATCATCCAGTCGCTTTTTGGAGAGAGCATGTAATAAAAATAATTAGTTGTAAAGGTTATCGCTACAACAACGCAAATTGTTGAAAAACGATTTATTTTGTATGAATTTTTTGTCGCACTTTTCCAGAATAGGAATAAAAATGACAAGAGAAGTCCTAGTCCAAATCCTTTGAAATAAATTTGACGACGTTCATCTGCAATTTTTTTATAGATTGCTTTTTGTTTTGCGGAGAGAACGGCTGTAAATTGTTGTATAGACAAAGTGTTGTCTGAATTGTACATGGTGAAAATCATTGCAACGATGAACATTGTTGCAATAATGCAGCTTTTCATGCAAACCATTTTCACAAATTATAAACTAGTTTATTGTATGAAAATATTTTATTTTTATTGTCGGGTGGTATAATACCGTTGCAAAATCTCTTCTACTACTAAATTTGCCAAATCATTGTTTCCTGTTGTTTCACAGTGCAAAATTGCACTTTTTTTATCCCTGTAAATTTTAACAGTGGTTTCAACTCTGTCTTTTGGCATGTGGCAAATATTAAACAGCATTATACCTTGCAACAATAATGCGTCTTCATTCAATTGAATATTTGCAAAACCATTATTAGTTTCTATATCATATTGAAGAGTATAACCATCTTCAATATCCATGATTTTTTTATCAACGTCTTCAAGAGCAAGAACCACGTGTTCCAAATTGAAATCATTCATTGCTTGCATTGCATACATTTATATTTATATGTATATGTATGAATTATTTTTATATGTTTTTATAATTTAATTTTATTTATTTTATAATATTATCATATATTAAATAAACGAATAAGTAAGATGAAAATGATTTTAGGAGGTTTTTTTAATGGCTTTGCTGCGCAATTGATAGGTGGAGGAGCTGGCAAAAGCGGAAGCGGTGGTCCGGAAGGTGGAAGCGATCGCGAGATGTCGCGATTAACCTTGAGAGAAGCATGGAATGGCGCAGCTGCGAGCGGAACTGTGAAAAATCTGCCAGTAGCTGCAACTCCATTTCGCGCTGTAAATAACGCTGGAGATTTATTGAATCGTAAAAGTTATACTTCAGGCGGTTCGACACAGATTAGTTCTTTAAGGGGCGGAATAAATGGATGGAAATCGATGGCAGGAGCAGTTCAACCGCATCCTGATAAAACCGGCATCCCATCTTCCACATGCAATGTGAAATACGTGTATGACGGTTCGGATTACGTTACATTTAAGAAACTTCAGGCGATTAATCGCAATTACAATAATGCGAGCAATGGCGGAAATTTAAACAGTGGCTCTCAGTCGGCATTTAGAGCAGTTAGGCGATTTTAATTTAATTTATTTTATTTTAGTTCATGTATGAAAGATTTTAACAAATATTCTAATGATGTAAAATTATAAATTCAAAATACAATATATTAATTAAGCATAATATATTATATAACAATAAGTTATAGTTAAAATGGTATTTAAATTAAAGTATAATTTCAATGGTCCTCCTGATAGTCATGTGCTAATAAAACAGCGCGGAAATAATGCAACGCTAAATAGCGTGAATCCAATGCCGCAACAATTTTATCCGTCATCAAATGACAGCGTGTTTGCAATGGGTCGGCGCGCATTTGTTCAAACCAAGGGCGAGCCGAATGGTCCTAACAATACAGACAACAAGGTTGCGGGAAATGTGCGTGGAAACTTTGGAACCACTTTTAATCAAATACCGCCTCATAAACGGGTTGGTTTGGTTGGAAAGCCTATATCATTTCCGCAAGACAGTTCGCAGCGAATTGAGCGCCTAAAAAATAATGCAATTGGTGGAGGGAGTATGAAGGTTGGTTTAGCAACAAATGCGCCCATGTCGTTTAAAAGCAATGACACAACTAGTCGAAATATAGCAATTCGAAGGTGTCGTGCAGGAGGGTGTGTTGCGCCAAAAAAGAAGGGTGCAAATAATTCATTTAAATCTGGAGGGGGGTCAATTTATACAAGTATAGGAAATCGTCAAATATTTGCTCCTTAGTTTTATTTATTTATTATTTAATTTATTTTATTAGAGTCAAATAATAAATAATATTTATGTTATATATATAATATTTCAAAATAACAATGGTTACAAAAAAAAATTATAAATATGTCAAAAAAAATAAACGTAGTAGGACACGTCGTCAGCGCCATCGTAGACGCCAGATGCGTGGAGGTGAATTAAGCGATGTACTTAACTTTTTCAGACCAAAAGTTGAAACAAATGAAACTTGTGAGATAAAACGTTCTAAATGTTTAGATAAAGTCGCTGGAAAAGAAGACGATGACAGTTTATTTAATTTTTCTACTTTATTTGGTAATAAGGAGGAGGATAATGCCAGTCCCGATACCAATGATGTCGTTCCTCCTCCCGAACAATATGATGATGATTTAGATTTGAATAAGATTACAGACGATACTTTAGCCGCTTCTGCCAATAATGTTGCTGCTGAACAAGCTGAAGCTGCTGCTTTTTCTGCTAATGTTGCTGTTCCTCCTCCTGTTTATCCTTCTGAACAATACGATGATAATTTAGATATAAATAAGATTACAGATGAGACTTTAGCCGCTTCTGCCAATGATGTTGCTGCCGAACAAGCTGCTGCTGCCGAACAAGCTGCTGCTGCCGAACAAGTTACTGCTGCCGAACAAGCTGCTGCTGCCACTCTTGATGCAAATGCCATTGTTGATGAACAAGATAAAAAATCGAGAATGAGTCAATTGCCGCCGCCACCAATGATGTCGTCGGCACTGCCATCGCCAATGATGTCAGCAGCAGCAGGCGGTGGAAGCAGAAAAAAATACAAAAAACGAAATGCAAACAGGTCAAAAAAAAATAAAAATAGGAGAAACAACAAGAGAACAAACAAGAAAAATTAATTATTTATCTTAGAAATATGAATATCAAATTCAACATTATGTTTATATATGAATAAACATCATGTTACCATAAGCATGTGCGGGTGTGAGCGCATAGCCGAGTGGGAAACCTTCAGAGTTCAAAGATAAGGAACCAGGGTTCGAATCTTGACAAGTCCCGAAAAAAAAAGGCTTTCAAATAAGAGCTTTAAAAAAGAAAGAAATATTAGGGGTAGTTCCAATAAAGTCCCTGTAGCTCAGCGGCAGAGCGTCTACAACACCGTCGTCAGTCACTATGACTCGCAAGAGTCCGAAATGAAAATGGTTATCGCCTCATAAGCGGAAGGTCACAGGATCGAAACCTGTCGGGGACATCTATCACATCCATCGCACCGGTGCATCAAGGCACTAGAGCAACTTTAACCGGCATGGCGCAGAGGTTAGCGCGCGGGGCTCATAACTCCGAGGTCACTCGATCGAAACGGGTTGCCGGTATCCATCACATCCATCGCACCGGTGCATCAAGGCACTAGAGCAACTTTAATCCCTCGTAGCGCAGAGGAAGCGCGCCGTAAAACACCGTCAGTTACCACCAAGATGTGAAAACATCCGACAGACAGATGGTTATCGCCTTATGAGCCGGAGGTCACACGATCGAAACGTGTCGGGGGAATCTTATAATTCGGCAGCTTTACAGAAGCTGCTCGTCATAGCTAAGTGACGTACGTACGTAAAAACACAGCACCAGACCAGAACCACTCCCATGGCGGGCGGCTTATCGTCGAACACAATCAAGACACTCACAATGTCCGAAAGTTTGATGGTTATCTCTTTCTCATTAAAAGGCAAGCACAGGATCGATACCTGTGGGTGGTATTTCAACGGGGATGGCGCAGAGGAAGCGCGCGGGGCTGATAACTCCGAGGTCCTAGGTTCGAGCCCTAGTTCCCGTATCTTTGTTTTTTTAGTTGTTGACCATTTCTATTTTTTGTTATATCTTTGAATGAATCGATACAAAACATAGAGAGAAAAAATGCTTATGCAAGCATAAAATACCTTTACATAAAAGTCATCTGGTAATTTTGAAAAATCAATTTCTCCTGAACTCATTTTTTCCAACTTTTTTTTATTTTTTATAATCTTTTTATTTTTTGGAATTGTTGCATATTTATATTTGCATTTGGATTTTTGTTTTGATGAAGATGACGACGAAGAGGAATCGGAATCATATCCAGAATTTACAAATGTTTCTGAGCATTTTTGTGTGGGGTCTGCCGGATTTGTTTTATCGGGAAATGTGCACGGGTCCATATTTTTCACATCGGCAACTGCGACGAATTTAGTCTCAGTTCCAACATTATCCTGTCCAGTATCATTTAAATTCGCGTCAGTTACAGGAGTCACCGTGGCAAGTGTTACTGACATGCACGGCGGATTCTCTCCCATCATGAATGATTTAAAAAGATTTAGAGGATTCAGTTTTGCTAAATCTCCTAGCGTTCCAGGAATTAGCCCTTCAAATTCTGTAAAGTCAGTTCCACCTAGACCCGATGATATAAATGGAATATTTCCATTTGGAATATTATTAACATAAATATATCGGTCAACTAATTTGTTTGATGCAACATCTGTGCACTGCCCGCCGGTTTTTAAAAAGAACTTATCACCTAAAGGACCCCCTGTAGTAGAACCGCCCTTTCCAGAAACCATAACTTCAACATAATTAATTAATCCGCTTATGTTATTTGCAAGTGCGCCAAAATTTCCGTCATCTGACATGCCCATATCGGATGGTTTTAAAATGCGTTTCCAATATAAATAGTCAGGACCCAGCAAATTTTGTTCCATTCCTTTCATATCCGTCATTATATCTGAAAAAAAACCTGACATTATTGAACTTTTAATATATATATAATAATTATTTAAATAAAATAATATTTATATAATAATATAAAAAATATTTAAAATGAATGGCGGAAGTGAAGAAACAGAAATGAAGCTTTTGAATAATACAAAAATAACACACACACACAAAATACATGCAGATACAGATGCATTAAAGGCAACTTTGAAAACGGGAGACTTGTTGGTCTGTGATGATTTGCAACATAATTCATGGGGAGTATTAAGCTGGTTTATTAAATTCATGACTCAGAGTGATTATTCTCACGTTGGAATGGTTGTGGTTGACCCGGATATGACAATCCCCAAGTTGAAAGGTGTGTACGTTTGGACATCGGGTATATCAGACACACCTGACCCAGAGGACAATAAAAAAAAAGTTGGTGTTCAATTTGTTGAATTTGACGAGTTTTTGAAAACATATGAGGGAAAAATTTATCTTAGACGTTTGAAATGTGAATCACAAGAGCAGTATCACAAACTATTTAATGTAACCACGTTACAAGAAATTCATAAAGTTGTATATGATAAGCCGTACGATATGGTGGTAACCGACTGGATAGAGGCGTATTATCAAAAGGATGCAAATCCGCAAAAAACGTCACGTTTTTGGTGCAGCGCATTGATTGGATACATATACACTAAGATAACACTTTTTGACGATAATTTAGATTGGAGCATATTGACACCAAGTTACTTTTCGAGCGAAAATAAAACATTTGAAATGTTGCACAATGTTAAACTTGAAAAAGAGTATCAAATTTGGGGATAGGTGAGAAGATTTGACATATGTTTATTTTTAACTTAATAAAGTAAATAATAATAGCATTTGTAAATATTACTGTCAATGATAAAACATGTTGTTATAATTTTAATGCATTTAATACTTTTGAATCTTATAAATATTTTAATTTAAATATATAAATATAATAATAATTACATTTATACATTTAAGTTTCATTTAATACGTTTATAAACATAACATCACCATTCAAATGACAACTCAAGCAACAATAAAATGGTCACAGGTGCCTCTAACTTCAACTTATCCGATTATTTCATATGAGTTGCAGCAAAATTCGTGTAACTACGACGTGTGTTCAAACACATGGGCTGCATGTTTTAACCCCACATTATCTTATAATTCTACAAGTATTCCGGCAAATGTGACGTCTTACACTGTATACGGTCTTGCTGCTGGTATACAATATTTTTTCAGGATTCGTGCGAAAACTGCTGAAGGAAATGGTCCGTGGTCGGCAATTAAATCATCAACAATTTGGGGGCAGACGGGACCGACTGGTCGGTCTGGTGGACCAACAGGTCCAACTGGCTTAACTGGTCCAAATGGTTCAACCGGTCCAACCGGTTTAACCGGTCGAACTGGCGCTGCAAGCACTGTTCCAAGTACTATTCCAGGACCCACCGGTCCAACCGGTTTAACCGGTCGAACTGGTGCTGTAAACACTGCTCCAAGCCTCTCTACAGGACCTACCGGTCCAACTGGACTTGGCGGACAAGCCGGACAACTCGGACCTACTGGTCCAACTGGACTCGGCGGACAACCCGGACAAGCCGGACAAATTGGTTCAACTGGTTCAACTGGACATACCGGAGCAACCGGAATGATGGGTTTTACTGGACTTAATGGTTCTACTGGCCCAACTGGTCATATCGGTTTTACTGGACCTTCAGGACACACTGGTGACGCGACTGTATATACTGGTTCTACAGGTTTTACTGGTTCAATTGGAATTGTGGGATTTATTGGACCAACTGGCACTGCAAGTCAGGTTACAGGACCTACCGGTTTTATGCCTACGGGTCACACTGGATCCACTGGTTATACTGGACCGACTGGTTGTACTGGACCCACTGGTTATACTGGACCAACGGGTTGTACTGGACCCACTGGGGATACTGGACCCACTGGTTGTACTGGACCGACTGGTTGTACTGGACCGACTGGTTGTACTGGACCCACTGGTTGTACTGGACCCACTGGTTGTACTGGACCCACTGGTTGTGCGAATCTGTTTCCAGGACCTAAAGGACTATCAAAATCAAGAAGTGCTGACATAAATTTCAATACATTAGATTTAACACTCTCCAAAAAGTCTATTAATTTCAATAAAAGAAATACAACAGTTATTACTGAAAGTAGCGTAAATGCGGAAATCGATGCTTGGTCTCAGTTTGAACAAGTATACGCATTTGGTCAAAGTATTCCTAACCGATGGGTCGCTGTCGGGGCTCCTGGGGTGGGGGGTATGAATACGATTGCATATTCATCCGATGGAATTACTTGGACAGGTCTTGGCACCTCAATATTTAACACTGGAATGGGAATGAAAGTGGCATGGAATGGTTCGGTGTGGGTTGCGGTGGGACGAGATGGCGCGAATAATATTGCAACTTCATCAGATGGAATTGTTTGGAAAGGTCTTGGATACTCAATATTTGGTAATCCGTCTTCAACATATGGCGGATTTGGTGTGGCATCGAACGGTTCATTTTGGGTCGTAGTTGGATATGGAAATGATAACGTTGGATATTCATCAGATAATGGAGCAAGTTGGTCAGGTTCTTCAAGTGGCACCGCAATATTTAACAATGGCGCAGGAGGTGTGGCATGGAATGGTTCATTATGGGTCGCAGTTGGAAGTGGAACGACGAACTCAATAGCAACTTCATCTGATGGAACAACTTGGGCCGGTGTTACTGGCAGTAATTCCATATTGAGCAGCGGAAGAGGTGTGGCATGGAATGGTTCATTATGGGTCGCAGTTGGGACTGGAACAAACTCAATTGCATATTCATCAAACGGAACCGGTTGGACAGGTGTTCCTGGCAGCACAACAATATTTGGTACTGGAAACCAAGTTGAATGGAACGGCTCATTATGGGTCGCAGTCGGAAATATATCAGGTGGAACTGCAGGAACTTCTACATTTGCAACTTCGTCAGACGGAATCAATTGGACAGGTTTTATAACACCAATATTTAGCAATGCTGGTGAGGACGTGCATTGGAATGGTTCATACTGGCTCGCAGTTGGAGACGGTTCATCACCTTATTTCATTGCGCATTCATCAGATGGAATAAATTGGACAGGTGTTATCGGCAGCAACTCAGTGATTTCTCCAAATGGTATAGCATATAATTCATTGCGACCCAACACAATTACTTTTCCAACAAATAGAATTGTTGCAGTTGGACAAGGAACAGATTCAATTGTATATTCACCGGATGGAATAAATTGGACTGGTATTACTGGTACAACAATATTTACTGATGGACAAGGTGTCGCTTGGAATGGTTTAAAATGGGTAGCAGTTGGACAAGGAGCGTATTCAATTGCATATTCATCTGATGGAATCACTTGGAATGGTGTTGTCGCATCAATATTTAACACTAGCATAGGAGGGGTGGGTGTGGCATGGAACGGTTCAATGTGGGTTGCAGTTGGAGGAGGAACTGCCGGAGCGAATTCAATTGCGTATTCATCGGATGGAATAAATTGGACAGGCGTTACTGGAGCATCTTTATTTTACACCGGAGAAGGTGTGGCATGGAATGGTTCAATATGGGTCGCTGTTGGAAATGCTGTAACACATTCAATTGCGTATTCATCGAATGGAACTAGTTGGGCAGGTATTACTGGAACATCAATATTTAACGCCGGATATGATATAGCTTGGAACGGTTCCATATATATCGCAGTTGGAGTCGGAACAAATACAATAGCAACTTCAACAAATGGAACAAGTTGGGCGGGTCTTGGCGCCTTAATATTTAGCATGCGTGGATACGGCGTGGCATGGAACGGTTCAATGTGGGTTGCAGTTGGAGAGGGAACGAATTCAATTGCGTATTCATCAGATGGAACTTTTTGGACAGGTGTTGCTGGCAGCACATCATTATTCAACAACTACGGAGCAGGTGTGGCATGGTGCGGTTCATTATGGGTCGCTGTTGGAAGTGGATCTTTTCAAATTGCAACTTCACCAGATGGAATAAATTGGACAGGTCTTAGCAGCTCAGTATTATCTGCTAATGGAAACCGTGTCGCATGGAATTCTGGCAAAGGGTCTGTGAAAATAAATGGCGGAGGCGGAACATTGTCATTGAATGCTTATGGTCCTGGATTAAGTAATAAATTAGATGTTGTTAGCAGTAAATATTACAATAAAGGTTTCAATAATTTTTCTGTCCACTTAAAAACAATTAATTAAAAAAAATGATATAAAATTGAATTTATATTGTAAATAATAAACTAGTCAATAAAAGCAAATCAAATCAACTTGTAAACATGTCAAAGCCACAACAACAACAGTCACATCAAGATTGGGAACCCGTTGTTTTCAATAAAAAACCAGCAGACAAAGCCGCACCACCGGCAACAAATCAAAAAACTTCGTCATCGTTGGCATCCGTCGGCATTTATGCAGCCGCATCTGATGACGATGTAAAAAAAACAAAATATGTTTCAAAAAATACTTCATTGGCTGTTAGCGCAGCAAGATGCGAAAAAAAAATGACGCAAAAGGAATTGGCACAAAGATGTAATTTTGATGTTTCAATTGTTTCTGAGATTGAAAGAGGAACGTGTGTCTATAGTGCGACACACGTCAATAAAATACAAAGTGTTCTGGGAGTAAAAATTCCACGAGTGTAAATTAGGAGGTAGAATTGTGTCGGAATTGTCGGTGTAGTGTAGTTGTGATGAAAAATGTAAATAATAGTTTTTTTTATATTTAAACTAAATGTCAAAAAACAATTATTGACGATTATCGAAATCAAACCTATATAAAGGTTTGTTTGTATTTTATACACATACAATAAGTTATGAGGAACATAACGTTGCTAAAAATGCTGAAAGACGTATCATCATCTACGAAAAAAAAAGCTAGTTCGAAGCACAATGGTAACAGTAGTGACAGTGACGATGATGAGGAATCAAATATTGTAAGGGAAAATAATCACGTATACTTTTATAGCGAAGTTTCGCGTGAATCTATATTTAAATTAAATATCCTATTGAGAGAAGCAGAAAAATTTGTTCATACAACGTCATTTGATTTGAATGTGAAAAATATTCCAATTTATCTTCATATTAATTCGTTTGGTGGTTCACTTTACGATGCGTATGCTGCAGTAGATGCGATAAAAAATCTACGCGTTCCTATTTATTCAATTATTGAGGGTTGCGCGGCGTCTGCAGGAACAATCATCAGTGTGGTTTGCAATAAGCGGTTTATAGCTAAGAATGCGCACATGCTCATTCATCAATTGAATAGTAAGATGTGGGGAAAAATGAGCGAAATTGAAGATGAATATAAACATTTGAATGAATTGATGAAACAAATTAAACGATTATACGGCGAATACACAAAAATATCAAAAAAAGAATTGACTGAATTACTGAAACATGATATTTGGCTTAATCCGCAAACGTGTATTGAATATGGATTGGTTGATGATGTTTATGATTCTTCATTATAACAACATAATTAAATATACATTTTATTTAATAGTAATTAAAAGACTATTATATTATATATATAAAATATAATTGTAAAAACCATATGGAGAAAAGTGAAATTTCGGAATTGTTTCATTCACAGTTGGAAACTGTTTTCAAAACTTTTGATTATGATGCCACTTTTTTAAAATGCCTCAATATGCATAATAAGGAAATTACTGTAAATTTTCCAGTTGTATTAGATGATAACCGTGTTGAAATTTTTACAGGGTATCGTGCTCAACATAATAATTGGTTGGGTCCATACAAAGGCGGATTACGTTTCAGCGACGAGGTGCATATGGAAGAATGTAAAGCGCTGGCATTTTGGATGACAATAAAATGCGCACTTCACAAAGTACCGTTTGGCGGAGCAAAGGGGGGTGTCATGTATAATCCAAGAAAATATTCAGAAAATGAAAATAAGAAAATTTCGAAAGCATTTTGTGCCGCGATTTATATGAATATTGGTCCAACTCTTGATATACCGGCGCCGGACATCGGAACGTCGAGTCAAACAATGGACTGGATGGTTTCCAAATATCAAGAGTTGAGCAATGACCCGAATAAATTAAATTTAGGCTGTTTTACGGGTAAAAGTGTGGATTGCGGAGGGTCATTGGGACGAAACCATTCTACTGGATTGGGCGTTGCACTAACAATTGATTATTGGAATAAACATCACGAGGATTTTATTGATGCTCCGTTGAAAACATATATTTTACAGGGTTTCGGAAATGTCGGCATATGGACGATGCATTTTTTAAATCAGTTTGGTTACACGTGCTTGGCAGTTGGTGACCACACTGGGTATTATACATTTAATCATGCGTCCAGTATCGACATTGAATTATTGAAAAAATATAATGCTGATAACCGAGGATTATATAATTTAGAGAATTCGCCTGAATTTCAAGACGTTGAAAAAATAAGCGAAGAAGATTTTTGGAAAATGAAATGTGACATTATAGTTCCAGCCGCAAAAGAGCTGCAAATAACAAAAGATGTTGCCCAAAAAATCGATTCTAGTTGCAGGCTTGTTGCAGAAGGTGCAAACGGACCGACAACTGCCGAGGCTGACGCAATACTAATGGAAAGAAATATTGAAGTAATACCTGATGTGTTGTGCAACAGCGGAGGCGTGGTTGTGAGTTATTTTGAATGGCTGCAAAATAATTCAAATGATTATTGGAGTTTGGATGTAGTTGAAGACCAGTTGACAAACATCTTGCACAGTACTTGTGATAAATTATTTGTTTTAAAGGACCAATATAAACAAGACAAATACAGTAATAGAACATTAGCTTATAAATTATCGGTCGATACTTTGTTTCATAATGCATAATAAAAAATAATATTACATTATTATAAAGTAAATAAAGTAAAAGATGAGTGAATTTTGGGCGATGTTAAAAACCCCATTTAAAAAAGGTTCAGCTGCAGGTGCAGCAGCGGCTGTGCCTGTGCCTGTACAATCTCTAGAACATTTCGAAGTTACATGTCAAAAATTTAACCAATTTTATGCGATGATGCCATTACCAAATGGGCGCGTTAGACCAATATTTCCTACATTTTCTCCTCCCAATGTTCCCGGTGTTGATTATTCATTTATTGCTTACGGTACACCAGAAATTGAAGGTAAGGCCATTCCACGACCTCCCCTGGAAGATTTCCAAGAACTGTTTCTTAACCAACAAATGTTTGAACATTATTATAAAATCCTTCAATATTTCCCTTGTGAAGAAGCAATAAACTTGGGAACACAGATAAAAAGGTATAGTGATAAATATTTAAAAAAACAAACTTCAAATATACATGTTTGGCAAAAAATGTCAGAACAATACCAGGATATACATTGTGTAAAAAAAAGTTTTGTTTATTTTGTTTTTAGATATATAGTAATACCTGTTGTTGAAAGATGGAAATCATACACAGATGAAGAAAGTGAAATAGATGAACAATATTTATCAGCTCTTCTTCAATTAGAACTTTTAAATTATATGAATAAAATTTTACTTCCGGGTAAACGTAGGGTGTATACACATTGTGGTTTACCACAATTTAGAGAACATAAACAATATGCACATGGTATGAACGCATATTCCCCTCAAGAACAACAAGTTGTTGATTCGCTTCAACAATCGCTTGAAACCGCAAAACAACTACTACAACAAATAGAAGAACAACGACGATTACAACAAATAGAAGAACAACGACGATTACAACAAATAGAAGAACAACGACGATTACAACAAATAGAAGAACAACGACGATTACAACAATTAAAAGAGCGACGATATACCCCCTTGAAAAAATCGTCAGAAAAAGATAATATGTCAGATGAAGATGACAACTTTGGACTTGGGGGTGGAAGTAAACATAAACGACAACGAAGCAAACGACAACGAAGGAAACGACAACGAAGCAAACGACAACGACGTGAGCAAAGTAAACGACGACGACAACGACAAAAGAGTAAAAAATATCACAAGTAGTTTTTATAATCCCGTGCTACCAAACCCTCCTGCTCCTCTTTGTGTTTCTACCAACTCTTCAACTTCTTGCAATTCATTTGTGAATATTCTCTCAAGAATCAATTGTGCAATTCTGTCGCCAGTTTTTATTGTAAAATCGTATGCCCCGTGGTTAAACAGAATAACTTTTATTTCACCCGTGTAGTCGCTGTCAACGACTCCGGCGCCAACCTGGATTCCGTATTTGAACGTTAACCCGCTTCTCGGTGCAATTCTTGCATAACACTCTTTCGGCACCATGATGGAAATGCCAGTGGATATAGCGCACCATTTTCCAGGCGGAACGGTTGCATTCACGGATGAGCTAATGTCCAATCCGGCACTGCCTTCGGTGGCTCTTTTAGGTATTATTGCGTGCGAAACTAGTTTTTTCACTTGAAACATTTTGAAAGCGAATGAATTAATTATATAAAAGTATATAAATTTATATTTATACTTTTATATACCATATATTTTATATATATATTTATATCATTTTTTAGAATGGCGTTGGTTGTTGCGACTTTATTACAAAGGGATGCGGTGTTGCGCTCCATTGGTGCTACAAATTCAAAAATATACGAAATTTTATCGGAATACATGTGTGGAGAGACATATATTAAATCAAAGATTGAAAAATTGGATATTATTTATAAATTAGAAGTAATTGAAAGTTATATTTCAGAATTACCAGAAACGGTTCATGAAAAAACAAGCATACACAAAGCGTTGACGGGCATTCATGACATGTGCACGAAATTGCACAATGAATTGGATGCGATTTTAAAAAAGATAAAGACTCACAATGAAAAATATTTTTATTATTTGAGGACATTTGATATTTCATCGGATTTATTGAACCTTGAAACGCATGTATATAATTTAAATCACAGGTTTAAAATGTTTTTAGGGTTGCATCAATGCAACCACAACCACACTTCCATATAAGGAAATTGAAGGTTTGTTATACCGTCACAACAAAATGTCATTTTGTAAATTTTTCTGGGAATGTCATTGAGTATTTTATTTTTAATTAATTTAGCGAAACATTTAGTATTTTATTTATTTTAAATTATTATTTTTTATAAGATTATTATGTTATATATATGTATATATATATATATAGATATCAATGCCATTAACCGAACGCAACACGAACATATCGGGGACAGGAGCAGGGGCAGGGACAGGAGCAGTTGCAGAAGGGAAAGAAAATAGGAATACCCCCAAACAAAAGACCCCTGTTAACAAGACCAAAACCGCAACCGCCAGTATAATAAGAAAACTTCCTCGTCGTAGCCGTACTCAGCGTCGTGGTCGTAGCCAGCGTCGTGGTCGTAGCCAGCGTCGTGGTCGTAGCCAGCGTCGTGGTCGTAGCCAGCGTCGTGGTCGTAGCCAGCGTCGTGGTCGCGGTCGCAATTAAATAAAAAATCAACGGATGAACTAATGTCCAATCCAGCGCTGTCTTCAGTGGCTCTTTTAGGTACAACTGCGTGCAAAACTAGTTTTTTCAGGTGAAACATTATGAAATCGAATTAATTATATAAAAGTATATAAATTTATACTTCAGAATCATGATAATAAGTAAATAAATAATAATTATGATAATTTATATAAACATATATGTGAATATATTACACACGTATATATTTTATAATTTTATAACATTTGTATGACAAATCAGCCCGACACGACAACAGTAAATACAATCCATGACCAAAGTGATGGCGCCGACATTGCGGAAATGGTTACAGCGTTGTATAATAAATACGCGAATTTGCCGAATGTTCGACAAAAGTTGATTCATCACATTATGGATGTGTTGCCGACAATTCTTGAAAATACTGTTCAGCAGTGTAAACAGAGAGAAGAGAGAAAAAAGTCGCTAGAAGAAAAATCGGATGAATTTATTGAAGAATTTCTTGCAAAAACACGATATTTTTATAATTCATGCACCGAGTTATTTTTTATTTATTCCGATGATAAAAGATACGAAGTTATAAAAGAGGACAACATTCAACATTCTATTTTAACAACGATTACGGCAAGTCACAAAGACTTGTTGCCGTGGAAATATAAAATAAAAATACAAATTATAAAACGAATTCGAGAGAATAATAATATACTGAAATCAATTCCAGAATCCGAAACGATTCAAAATGTTATTCGGTTTCTCACACCTGCGTTATTTTATAATAAAGACACAGTGAAATACTTTCTCACAGTTATCGGGGACATTCTACATAAAAAAAATTCACTTCATTATTTTATTAATTCAAAAACTTTTATTCCATTTGTAAAAGAATTAAATCAAGAGTGTTACAGGTACTATGGGATTAATTTATTACCTCATTTCAAGTTCAAATACTATGAACACACAAATGAAGATTGTCGACTTGTAAGTGTGTGCGAACTATCAAATGCTTACGACGATTATTTTAAATCGCATATTATTCCTCACATTATTGATTTATTTTGCGTCGCATCTCATTACTCAACGCGATATGTCTCTGCCGATTTGTTTTTGGATAAGTATTGTAACGACTACTCTGTAATAAATCACGCCCTATATTTAAAACATAATACCAACATTGAAATAGTTTCACGGTTCATTAATGCGACCACAGAAGAGTGTCCTGGTTATAATATAACGTGTAAAAATATGTCATATTTATGGAAAATATTTATTGAAGAAGAGAATATTCCGAATATCTTTTTTAATCATTCTCTCCAACAACTATTATCAACACATTCCGAAGAGTTGAACTTGTCAATAGATACACTTCAGTTGCCAGATGATGTTGAAAAAACGGTTATAAAAAATAGAACAAGTAAACATTTGCCATTTGTTTGCAGTTTCATGTCATTTTGGAATACTTATATTATAGATTTTAATAACGCAGAAGCGGAAGAAGATGCGGAAGAATAATATGAACTAGAATTGGACGAGTTGTTATCATTGTTTAACAAATCAATTAAACGGTCTGCGACGACGCTGTTGCACAATAATGTCACGGATAAAATGTTATTGGGGTTAATAAAACATTTTTACCCGGATATTATTATAGAAGATGACAAGTATTTAATTCATATTGGATGCAGGTCAAACATCTGGAATAAAAGGGGAGAAATTGAGGAATTTATAAAAAAATACAAGGAGTCGAAAATGGAGAGCGCAAACGCAAGTCAGTCATTGTACGCAATCTATCAGTGTTATTGCAAATATGCATTTGATAAAGAATACAATATAATTAGCAAACGATGGTTTGAAAAATATTTCATGTCGGTTTATGATTCATACTTGATTGATACTGAAATAAATGCGAATATAATTGTTTCATCAAAGTGGTTCAGTATTTAATTTTTTTTTATAAATATATATTTTTTATAAAATATATTTGTATATATATTTACACGTTTATAATGAATAGAGGCGAAGAAGGCGAAGTAGCAACAGAGTTAGAAAGTCCGGAAACGATTTTGAAAAATAAACTAAATTATGAGGTGAAAGAGGATTTGATAAGAAATCGAAATCCAGATTTGGAGTTTTTACGATGTTTAGAAATTCCTGATAAAACAGCAATTGTAATCAATATAATTTATAAAGGTAATAATTATTATATATATTTTTCAACAAAAAAATTTTTAACAGACATTATGGCATTTCGCACTTCACCGCCGGCTATAGTTTACACAAATTTAAAACCAAAAACTCCAGTAGATGAGAGAGAATCTAATTTAATAATGTTTTTATTTTTATTAAAAATGAGAGAAAAAAGCGTGTCAAAAATGTCGGAACCACTATTTGAAGGGAAACGAACGATTTTAGAGTCATTCCAACTAAATTATCCTACCGAGACATACAGTGGGGATGATATAAGGGTGGAAGTTGCCCGTGTTATTGTAGATAACAAACTAAAAACATATGAAGAATATGATAAATTATCATGCATAGTGATGGGTGGTAAAACTAAAAAAAAAACTAAAAAAAAATCTAAAAGAAAATCAAAGAAAATAATTGTGAAAGAAAGAAAATCAAAGAAAAGAATAATCAAAGGGATGGGTAAGTCCTGGAAATAAATCGGTTTTTTTAAAGGGATAAGAGAGGAGTTATTTATTTCCCATCAGTTTTATATACAGGGGCATTTGATTTGGCAGCATCAGCAGATTGTTTCGCATTATTTTTATCTGCCAAAAATTGAGCAGCCGCAATTCGTGCTTGTTTGGGTGTTTGCACACACGGAACTGTGAGCATGTAGTTGTAACTAATAGATGTAATTAGAATTCCCGTCAGCAAATACCATATAAAATAAGAAACAAGGTTTTTCAGCATAATGTACTTTTTAAGTTCATAAAATAATGCATTGTTATCATGTTTATCATCATCAATTTCAATTACTTCAAAGTTTGTTTTGAATAAATTCACACCAGGAGTTACGCTTTTATTCCAAAAATCTTTCACATTTTCCTCATTTAATGTGTTGATAATTGTAGAAGGGTCACTAAGTATATTTTGAATGACTTTTAACGTATCTCGGGTCCCATTTTGGTTGTCAACATTTAGCAATTTTTCTGTAAAAAGTGACGAGACGCCGAGGATGCTTGCGACAGCATAGCCAATTGTATTTGAAAAGGCGGCAAGCCATCCAGGAAACATTGTCAACAGTAAATTGAGTAAGCCAAAAATAAGAACCCATGGAATAATTGTTGCAACAGCTGCGGTTCCAACATTCGAAGGACTGTTACACAATTGTTTGGCTAAATATATATTCAAAATAAATTGACTGACAAGAATTAAAATAAAATAAATAATAAATAAAGCGGTTGATTTTTCAGGATACATATATTTCATCGCAAAATACATAACTGTGATTCCAATGTAAACAAAAATGGAGGTGGCTGGGTCAATGACCTGACTAGTTGATGCTGCCGCTGGCTGTGTTGGTGTTGTTGTTGTTGTTGTTTGAGAAGACATTTTTTATTTATTTAGTAATATTAAAAAAATTGAAATATCTTTGTATTATGAATATATTAAATTTTATATTAATTACTGTGTATAAAATTAATATGAAATTATCATTCGTCTTTTATAAAAATAAAAATATATAAGTAAAACGTAAAAAAGCTACACACACATAGACAACACTTGATGAATTTTTTTAGAATGGGTCATGGTTCAGGTCAAGATGACAAACCATATTTGACTGAACCCGGCGTCAAATCATTTATTAGCGGCGTGTTGAAAGGTTGTCATCAAATAAAATCACATCATTATAATACAGTATTTAATGTATCAATGTTTGCATTATTTTCCATACTTTTAGGAGGGATTTTATATTTCAAATACAAAGGAAAGCTTACTCCTGAAGAAAAGGAAAGAAAGAAACAACAAGAAAAACAATACATTTTAACAAAACTAAACAATGTGTCTGCAACAATAAAAATGGACCGGCAAAATGGTGGTATAACTCATGCTAATTTAATTACAGATTTGCCTTCATGGTAATGATGGAAATTACTTACTTAAATTCATAATTAATAATATAATATTTTATAAAATTATATTATATTGTGTACAATTATATTATATTGTGTAAAATTGAATATGTCCAGTGAATCAGAAGAATCAAATGATGAAAAAATTATAAACTACTTCAGACTTAAACAAGATTATTTTGAAGAAAGAAACAAAATAATTAATAATTTATACAAAAAAACTAAATTTATACAATCCACAAATGAAAAAAAAAGGCTTGCAATAAAAGAAGAAATTTTAGAGTCATCAACCATCAAATCTATTTTATTAAAAATGCAAAAGATAAAAAAAAGTCGTGGATTTAAGATGGGAAATACACACAACCTTCATGATTTAATAGAATCGCAGTTTAAAAAGGTAGAAGAAATGAAGGAAAAAATTATAAACTTGAAACTGGATTTATTATTTAATTATAAAACTGAGGATGAAGCTCTTGCCGAAATTACTGTGAAAATCCCCGAATTTAATAGGCAGCTTGAAATATACAAAAAATATGTTTCTGATTATGAAAATGTTGTAAATAATAAAGAACGACATGTGGAGTTAATTCGCATTCGCGATAATATTCAGACTATATTGGTAAATATTGAAAAGCAGCAAGAAATTATGAATCAGAATCCGGAACCTTTGAAAAAGCTCCAGATTATTCATAATATTCTTGAAACATATCAAACATCTCTTCAATTTAATCCCGATTACCAGGAAGATGACAAAGCAGAAGAAGGGTCACGAAAAAAGGACACTGAAACTACCAAGCAAATGAAAATAAAGTATGCAGACTGTTCATTGTATAAAGTTTGCCCGGATGATGATGAAGTGTACCTTATACAAAGTCCTTATACAATCTCACAACTCGAGGTTGTTATAAAAAAATAATAATATTAATAATAATAATTGTAGTAATAATAATAATAATTAATTATAATAATAATAATAATAATTAATTATTATAGTATAGTGACAACAAGAAATAATAAAAAAAGAAACAATGACAACAATGACAACAATTACTCCAAAAATAAATAATCCACAAAATTTTAGAAGTTCAAATACTTTAACGACTACGCGAAAGCCGCATTATGCAACAAAAGTTGAGACTGCATTCAACGTGATTCCGGGCATGCATCGTCCAAATGCAAATGGTGTTCCGTCCAATATAAATCAAGGTGATTTTATAGGACCGGAATTTAAAGCGCGCCCGTTAAAGCATTGGCGCAGACAGCTAGTTCCCACAAATCCATCAACTGACAACTCTAGCCAAAAACGAATGTCAACGGTGCAGTTGATGGATACGCCGGGGTCAAGCGTATACAAAACAAATGCAGAATCCTGCGAGTGCATTGAAACGGGTGGTAATGCATTTATAATAGCAGATGCATACGCTGAAAATAAATTTGATGAAGGATATAAAATTCAAAATAATGGTGCAATATCTATTCCAACAGAATTTATCAGCATTCCAATTATTATGGAAATATTTCTCGACATTCCAGGAGCTCCAACAATTTATGACATTGTTTATAATGACGATGAACCAACAGTCCCGGATATATTTTATGTTACCCCGATAACTCCGATTGCTCAAACTATTCCGGACCAAGAAGATGAAGTAAATGTCGATAAAAGTTATGAAATAATTACCAGCGTTTATGATACGGTATGCATTGCTTGTAATCCTGAAAATAATCGAATTAAATCAGGCATTTGCACGCTAAGCCAGTCTTATTATGAAACTACGTCTGGCTATTTACAGTCTAGATGCAGAACAGCAGCTCAACGAGTGTCAACAACAAAAAAAGCGGGCGGCGTATATTATCCAAGTGTAAATGATAATATTCCGTTTGAATTTCTATACCCTACAAATGCGCCGAATGGTCCGCAAGTTTATCAATCGAAAAATTGTTCAAATCCTAAAACATATAATAACAACGCGCTAAATAAACCTGCGAACAATTATTGTAGCACAATATATAAGCCAAATAACCCGCAATTTGCGCAACAAGGTGCAGTTTCGGGAAGCACGCGCCTTCAAAAATTAAAAGCAGATACCATTACGAGCAATGGGTTTTCATTTTATTCGGCATATGGAGCAACAATGGCGAATGCTGGAAATTTTCAGGGAACAAATACGTCGAGTAATTATTACGTAAAGAATAGAAATTATCCGCTTGACGGTTTTATACACTTAAATAAATATCGTGAGAATAAACGACTGGCATGCTGTGATGTTTTTTAGAAAAATTAAGTATCATATACTTTGACTTCTTTATCATCTTCGAGTAAACTAAATCGAAGTTTATATGAAAAAAGATTATCTAAAAAGTTACTTGAATTTCCGCTGTTGTTTATACTTTGCGCGTCTTCAATTGAACACCCGTCTTTAATAAAAGTGACATTCGAAATTGTTCCAAAGGGTCCAGGTTCGAGATTTGTATTACCAATCAAAAATTGAATATTATCATAAATAAAGTAATTCATGGATGTGTCATTATATGATACACAACTAGTATTACAATTTGTTGTACTTTTATTGTTGTTATCATTCTTAGTTAATGAAGTATTCAAAATAATTGTGTTATTCAACCTCCCATTGATAAATACATCTAAAGCACGATAATTGTAGGCAAATCCAGTATTTCTATTAAATATATTCTGTTTATTTCCTGAAGAATCTTTATAATATTCATTTTCAGCTTCATTGTAATCATCATCGCCGTTGTAGTTTAAAATTATATTTACTGGTTCATTTATTGGTAATACAGATATTATTTTATACTGTGTTGTATTGGATTTATTTGGAATAAAAAAGGTTGAACCAATGAATAAACTGCATTTTGCATCAATGTATAATTTAAATATTTGGTTTGTTGTATTAGTATTATTCATCGTCAATATGTTAAAAATTGCATCTGTATTTTTAGGCTGCACCCACGAAGATATATTTAACCAAAGTGATATTGCAAATGCGCCTCTATTTAATGTTTCATTTGGCTTTTTATTCAAATAAAGAGTAGGAATTGTAGTTGTACTAATAATAGGCTGCGAAGATGTTGTTAGCGCAATGCTTGATTTTTGTTGCATGTAAAATGAAATTAAAATGTATACAACAAGAATAAAAATGACAAGTAAAATAATATAAAAAATATCTATTTCTTTTCCATAAAATAACATTAAGTTTTGTTTTTTTGTATACAATATAATTATAATTATAATTATAATTTAATTATAATTATAATTAAATTATAAGGGAAACCAGAGTTCCCTTAATTAAATGTCAAGACGAGATAATTCCACATTGTCTTTTACAAAGGCGAATCGAACTTTGTATTTATTAAAAAAGTCAGTAACTCCTCCACTTCCACTTCCAAATCCGCTAGAATAAATGTTCCAGGCATCTTGGGGTCCCGTTGAAGTGGCACTGAATGTTGTGGATATATAACCATCCACATCACTTCCGCCACCCACGGTAACAGATGCAGTAGGCAAATTATAGAGACCTTGTAAAGCAACTGATTGAACAAGCTTGCCGTTGATGTAAATATCCGCTGAGTATCCATTATTTACAGATATAATGATTGATGCCCAGGTCTGAAGTGGCACCATATTTGGTAATTTTACTGTGTATTGTTTTAAGGCTAAATCAGGTCCTAATACTTTATAGGAAAAAATTAAGTCATTGCTATTTGTTCCTAAAGTTAAAGAAAAGTCAGATGTTGGTGGTGTACCTGTTGCAGGTGTCTTTATAATATTACCACCACCATTACCCCAAGTATTTATAGCAAGCCAAGTTGAAAATGAAAATGTATTACCTCCGGTAACTTTGAGCATAGTTTCAGTTTTTAAAATTGATGTATCGGTCGAAGTCGTCGAAGAAGAAGAAGATAACATGTTCCAAATAAAATAAACAAGTATAATTAAAAGTATTACTATAAGAACCGTAGTGAAAGAAAAATCCATTAGTATTTATGTATTTATATTATGAAATGAAATGACCTATATATAATGTGTATTAGATATTATTATTATAATTATTTATTTTTTATTAAATAATTATAATTTTTGATTTTAAGGCATCAATATCTTTTTTTTTCACTCTTCACTTTTCCTTGTTTGTTAAACAAGAAAACAAGAGTGAATATAGATATATTCCTAAAATCTTCAACAAAATAGTAAAAAGAATAAAAATAATAATAATTTTATTAAAAATTTGGAGATGTCGGCGGATTTAGGTGTTTATGTGTATTATATATCCACGATATTGCATCACTTCCTAAAACACTTCGATAATAGACAACATTGCATGCTTGTCCATATATTCCCTTATCTTTTCCAACAGTTAAACTTGTTATAAGTGGGGGAAACACATTTGGCACTGAAGTTTCCAATTTATTATTTAGAAACAAGTCCATCCTGCCATTATTATTGAAGTTTATAAATAAATGATTCCATCTTTGCAAAGGAATACTGCTTTTTGGTTGATAGATTGGTAAAATTGTTGTACGAGTAACAATAATATATAAGACATTATTAATTGCATCATAATTTATAGTTGGAGCTCCTGAAAAGTCAAGTATACTTACGCCATTAGTTGTTGTATAACTTGAATTTGTGTTTTTAGGTTGAGGATGAATATAAAACCATGCAGATAATCCATAGTTATAATTTGGCTGGTTATTTTTAACGTTATCTGCTAGAGATGGTGTTAAGGATAATGTCTGGTTATTATTTGAATCGGTAGTTGTAACTTGTATCGCAACATTATTTGCATTAAGAGGCAACACCCCGTCCAGTATTATTTCACCGTTGTGGTTAATGATTGCATCAAACGCTTTTGGAAGAACGAATAGTAATGCAATCAGTACGATTTCAATAATAAGGATAATAAAATAAGTCCATTGGGTCTGTGCTAGTTTTAATTCGGTCTTGAAAAAATTAACGGCGTCTAAAAACAAACAAGGTATATAAATAAGTACTTCGAAAAGTAAACCGGACCAGGATGGCGGTCCGGATATATAACCTGGTGCTTCTGCGCCAATGAATTTGACAATCATGGCAAAAATACCAACAAGTATTGCGATATTTATGGCAAATAATACTGTGTTTGCAATTATGGGAACATTATTATAGACATGCAAAATTGCAAGAATTATTCCAAGAACAATTCCGATTAGTATCGTGTATTTCAAAAAAGATGTTATAAAAGGCACAAATGCTTCAAATCCCATGACAAGCAATGATAAAAGTGCAAATCCGATGAATAAAAATATGCACAAGAAAATTGATTTATTATCAGATACAATTTGATACGGCTGTTTTGTATAAATGTAGACAACTAGAGCCAAATACATGAGAAAAATAATAAGCATTGATTTTGAAACAAGTTGCACTAAAAATCCCTTTACGAAATAACTGCATAAAAAGCCGGTTATTTTTGTTATAGAGTTCCATGCATCTGTAGTGGATGATATTGACATGCCGCTAAAAAAGTTATTGATAGATTCGTTTACATTAACACCTTTTACGACCACAATGTATAGCAAATGAATAAGTAACAGTCCGACAATTATAGACATGATGATTCCTGCAAGCTTGTTTACAAGAAGAAAAAGTAAACCGGACACGGACACTAATATGAATATGATTACATAAATGGTTGATATATTTATTATAAAGCGCAAGATTGCTGCAAATGCGAATATTAAAATTAGAAAGACTGAAAACAACCATTCATTTCCAATAAATTTGTGAATATAACCATATGAAATTCCAGAAATTATTAAAATGCAAATTAAAAATATTATATATTTACTTTGTGAATTCTGTGAAATCTTTTGTTTTAGTTGTAAACTATTTGCACTTACATCAGTTCCTATTTTTGACCCTAAATTTTTGATTGATTCCCTTACGTTTATAGCTGCGTCTTTAAAATTTTGATAATTGGACATTTATAATATAATATGAAATGAAATATATAAATTATGGATAGAAAAGTACTATACTTAATATAATTATATATTATATTAAATAACTAAAGAACATTATAAATTATTCATTCCCTTGTTCCCTTGCCATTGCATTGCCTTTTGCCTACGATAAATAATATAAATAATATCCCCTACCTATTAAAACTAAATATGCAATAAATAATAACAATAATATTATATACAACGCCCAAATGCTATTGATGTTACTGTTATAAGGATTAGATTCCAAGTATATTGAAGTAAAATAAATAGATACTATAAATGTGGTTATGATTGATGCGTGTAACAATTTTATAGACAAGGGTTGATTAAATATATACATTATCATATTTATTAATATGTTTATAGGTGATGTTTCTTTAAAAAGTAATAAAAACAACATTAGTATTCCAATTACTGTAAATGTTGCATTCACAGGGTCGCCTTCTTCATCGCCGAATTTTGAATTGTGGCGAAAAAATACAATCAAAAATGAAATCCAAAGCATTAAATAAGTAATGATTGAAAATATGCTGAGAGGCGACATTGGATTGGTTGTCAAAGTTCTCGGTAAAAATTGAATAAAATTTGCACGTCCCAAATCTTTTGTTGATAACAATCCAAAACAAAAAGTGATTATAATAAAACTTAGAAATGTTGCATTGGCAGCATACGTCCAACAAATATTATCTGAAATATTTTTGTCACAACCAACTCGCAAAGTATTTAAATAATAACAATAGGAGCCAAAAACTAGCAAAACTATACTATTTAAAATTGCCCAACCTACAGGTTTACTATAAGTTGAATAATATGTGACTATTCCGGCTAAAACGGGAATGAATCCAGTCATAACGACTGCAAAATTTCTGGAAAGTTCACTGTGGTTTGTATTTTCGCTTATGTCAATTTGTGCCGTTATCCACCAATAAATGACACCTATCCATGTTATATACGTAAGTATTGGAAAAAAATATTTTTTTAATAATGTTGTAATGCTATAGTTTGTTATATTTAAATCAAATCCTTTATTATACAAGTAGGTCAATACTGTTGCAAATAACCATGCACCACTAAACAGTCCACCAATCCATTTGTCTTCAAATAAATATAATAAAACATTTATAATAATACATGCTGTTACTAGTAAAAATAACTTCATTGTTGTCGATGTTGTTGCTTCACCGGGGTTCATTCGATAAAATAAAAAATATATATTATATATATTATTTATTATATAATTAAATAACCACAATAAACAAACCAATGACATAATTATTCAATTAAAAATTTTCAAATGCTGTTTTTTTCCCGTGACAGTCTCGGCACAATGCCACTAAATTATCTACTGCATTTGAACCGCCATTTTCAAGACGAATCTTATGGTCTACTTCAAACCAACTGGGCAGTTGCCGTTTGCAGTCGCCGCATTTCCACGACTGTTGAGCAGCCACAAACTTTTTCTTTGATTCACTTACACTTCGTTTTGTGGCTTTTATTCCGGTACCATTTGTCGTCGTTGCTGAATTTCCTCCTGAGCTCATCATTTTATTTATGTTGTATTGTTGTCGCTTAGATGTAGTTGAATTAGAATTAGACCAATCTTCCGCTTCATCGTCGTTGTCATTACTGTTAATGCCGCTAAAAAATGCGCGTTTATTTGTCATATCGAATAATGGGGTCAACATGTCTGCCGATTCTCTGCTGATTGGCATATATTTAATCAATTCATTCGCATGGTGCATAATCGTTTGAGAATTTGCCGGATTTTTTTTTAAAAACAAATACATGGATAATCCGAAGAATCCAAATGTTGCCATTTTAATATACTTTCTCGCATTCGCCGTCTCCACCATTTTAAAATACTTTCCGTCATGATACGTATTCAAAATTAATCCGGCAGTTATAATAAAAATAATGAACTCAAATTTGAATTTCATAGTGTGACTGTTGTGTTTTATTAAACTAATATAATAGTTTTTTATTTTAATTTCTGTTATTTTATGAATTTATTTACACTTAATTTTGATTTATCTCTCTTCTCTCTAAAATAAATTTTGACAACTATCTTTTTATAAAAAGATACATACGCGTGATTAAAGATTCCAATATTTTTAAGTTGTCAAAATTTATTTTAGAGAGAAGAGAGATAAATCAAAATTAAAAAAGGAAAATATAATTAAAGTTATTTGCGTCTAGTTTTATTTGTAATTTTTAGTGCAATCCATTTGAAAACACCATTTTTGTCTACAGCTGATTTAAAAAACTTCCCATTATTACCTTTTTTTGTTTTATTTTTACACTCGTTTGCAGGAAAGGGTGGAGATGACCTTGTCGTGTATTTCTTCTGGGTCTGTTTTACACACTTTGATTTGGCGGGCATTTATACAAATATTATTATTATATATAATGCAAAAGAAAAAAAATAGGGGCGCAAACACTTTGCACCCGAGTTCCCTTAATGTCCAACCGATGTGAAACCTATAAAAGTATTTGACTAAATTCGGGGGATGGCATACTTGGTGTTGTGGGCAATAGCGGAATGTATGCGTACGGCTCGACAATTTGAATGCAATTGGAGAATGGTTTTGTTTGGGTGGGTGGCACGTGCATACGACCGAATGCATCATTCGTGAATGAAATCAAATCATTTGCCAGATACTTGCCGAAATCATCCGACACATTTTTTTGCGGGTTTTTGAATGTGTCCATGTGGTCGGTGTATGTGTCGCGCGTGACAATGCTGCACGCGAGCGCGTGGTCTGTGCGAATCAAGTATGCCAGCAGAATGAAGAGGTCATCGTTCAACTTCAAACCCGACGGAGTTGTAATGAAAGTGATACCAGCTTGTTGAAGAATTTTGTTCACTTCCGGGGCATATGTCGGGTTCAGTTTGACATTGGTGTGCGATGCGTGAATGACAACAAGTGGCGAATGCTCGCGCGTTTTCAATAGGTCAATCATTTTGCGCAAGTCGTTTGGATTTGGCTCACCATTTCGCGAGTGTAAAACGCTTCCGCCGTCAACTATGACATCGTAAGCGGCAAAAGTTGTTTGCAGTTTTTTCACAACCTCAAGAGGAAGGTGACTTTTCTTTTTTTTCTTTTCATCTTCATGAATGGCTTTCATGACGTTTCTCTCAACGACTTTCATGATTTTTTCAATGTAGTGGCCGCAATTTTGAAGCGAGTAGCGACGCAGAGTCGAAGATTTGTCAAATTCGGTTTTGGTGCCGCCTGCATCATGCATAAATTTGCCGTCTAAGCGACGAAGCAAGTGTGTCAGGCCGTTTTCAATCATGAACCGAACATCTTTTGGTTCCAACATGGCGCAATCAATGCGCGTTTCAAATAATTGCGCGCTGTAGACTGGGTCACCTTTGTAAACCATCAATTCGAAAAAGTCACGCTTCATCGATAGGCGACCGAGTAATGATGCAATTAAAGCGTCGTCGTGCTGTTGAATTGCAAAACGCAACGTCATGGTGATGATGCCCTTTTCACACGTGGTCGCAATCAAAGCGGAGTTTCCGTACACCATGCGGTGCATGTCATCGGTGCGTTTGTTGCTGAGTGCATCATTCATTTCTCTTTGAAACAATCCAAGCTGTTTTTTTGTCATTATTTCTCCTTGCTGTGCTCCTGCTCCTGTCGCCTTGATGGCGACAATCTCCATATTGTGTTGAATCTTTCGGAACTACAAGAAATAAATATATATATTTTTTTTTCAATTTATATTTTTTTTGAATACTTACAACACCTTGTTACATTTCAAATGCTGATATTTTAATTTTGAATAATATGTAATTATTATAATATTTATAATAATTATAATATAAGATGTATAAGATATATAAGATATATAAGATATATAAGATATATACGATATAATAATGATTGAAAATTTTATAAAACATATTGAAAACAAAAATGAAAAATTTATAATATTTGATATTGGTTCCCGTGATTGTGTACAGAGTATTGAATTTTATAATGCATTTCCCAATTCAAAAATTTATGCTTTTGAATGTAATCCAAATACATTAGATATATGTAAAAAAAATATTGAACCATATAGTGATAGAATTACATTGATAGAAGGTGCGGTATGTGATTATGATGGTAATATAACATTTTATCCTATAAATCAACAAAAAACAATAACCACATGGGAAGATGGTAATCCAGGCGCATCATCTATTTTTAAAAGTAATGGTGAATATACAACTGAAACATATGTCCAAGATGAAACTATTACACCATGTCATCGTTTAGATAGTACTATGGATAAATATGGTATTTCAAATGTTGATATAATATGGATGGATTTACAAGGGGCAGAATTGTTAGCATTAAAGGGTTTGGGTAATTATTTACAGAATGTAAAATATATTCATACAGAAGCATGTCACCAACCAATATATACAAATCAAGCATTATTTGTAGAAATTAACGACTATTTGGTTAATTATTATTGCTTTAATTTATTAACTAACATAAATATAAAATCACAATTTGAAGATGTAATTTATGAAAATAAATTTCATAAAAATCCAATATTTACTAAAATTGATTTGACATACAATGAGCAAACATTTATAAGGGGGAAACCGAGAGAATATATATTACATGCAATAAACTTATTAAAAAAATACACTGATGAAAAAATAATTTTAGAAATTGGTTCAATCCGCTCAAAAATGGAACATGATATAGAAGAATTTAATCCAAATTGTTGTAATGACGGTCATTCAACATATTTTTGGAAAAAATATACAAATGCTGATATTTATACAGTAGATATTGATAGTAGATGCAAAAATATTATTGATACTGACAACCGATTAATTGGTGTAAATTCATTTATTGATGACGCTATACATTTTTCTAAAACATTTGATAAAAAAATAGATTTATTATTTTTAGATGCATGGGATGTTGATAATAATTCACCTTATGCAGAAAAACATTTAGAAATTTATAATATATTAAAAGATAATTTGGCTAAAAATTGTATATTGTTAATTGATGATACTGATATAGGTTTTGGAGGAAAGGGTAAATTATTGATTCCAGTTTTAATCCAAAATGGGTTTAAATGTATTTTTAATAAAAGACAAACACTATTTATACGATGTGACAAATATCAATGTATAAAAGATTCAGATTCAAATAATTCTATAAATAATGATAATGATATATTTGACATTGTAATTTGTGTAGGACCAAATGATAAAGATAAAATATACTCACAAATAGAATTTACAAAAAAAAATATTATTGGATACAGAAACATTTATTTAATTTGTTATGACCCTAATATAATTATTGATGGATGTATAACAATTAATGAAAACATTTTCCCATTTACAATAGAGAATATAAGTAATATACATGGTCAATTAAAACGAAATGGTTGGTATTTACAACAATTATTAAAATTATATGCCTTGATAATAATTCCAGAAATTCTAGATAGATGTTTAGTAATTGACGCTGATACCTTTTTTTTGAAACCAACAGTATTTATTAAAAATAATAAATGTTTATATAATTTTGGAACTGAATATCATAAACCTTATTTTACACACATGTTAAAATTAGACAAAGAACTAATTAAAATATATGAAAATAAGTCTGGTATATGTCATCATATGATGTTTGAAAAAAAATATATAAATGAATTAATAAATAAAATAGAAGAAAACCATAATGATAAATTTTATAATATTTTTTTAAAAATGGTTACAGATTTTAACGAATCTGGTGCATCAGAATATGAGATATATTTTAATTATGTGTTTATAAATTACACTAATAATGTTGAATTAAGGCAGTTAAGTTGGTCTAATTCCCAAACTTTAAATATAAATTCTAATTTTGATTATATTTCGTGTCATTGGTATTTATAAAATATTTCGCAACTTCGGTTATACGAAGCGACACTACAATCCTTTTGTTTACGCGTTTCATATTTAACTTTATATAATATAATATAAAGTTAAAATTATAATAAAATAAATAAAGGACTTCTATATAAGAATTAGAAAATTACAAATAATGAAAAAAGAGGATGAGAAAATGAAAAAAGAAGAAAATAAATATTTATTTTACACTCAATATTATTTTACCGCCGGCGTTTATCATGTGGTAAATGTTGTAAATAGTATATTGAATTATTCTGCAACTTACTCGTCTGGTGTAAAAGAATATTTAGAAGAAAAAGTTTTACTTCAAAAAACAATAATCGATGACATACTCGCAGATGAAAATAAAAAAAAGTTTGAATTTGATGAGAATGATTATGTTATAATAAAAATGCGCAAGGCGGTAGTGACTCAATCAGTAGTTCCGGTTTCGGTTCCAAATAAAATGTTTGAAAATAATGCAGATGATGAAAATATTAAAGCAACCGTGGATACAATTGTCAATGACATTATAAACAATGCTATTTTGACTACAACTGTGGATACAATTGTCAATGACATTATAAACAATGCGGTCGCTATTGCTGCTTCTAGAAATTCATCTTCATCTTGCGTTCCCTGTGTCTCATCTCTCAATGATGATGATGACGGTATGCCTCATCACAAAAGTTCTATTATAACCTCATCGTATTATGCTCAATTTGTGTAAACTTATTCTAATGAAAAGAATTAGTAAGAGACGTAACTAATTTATTAACATTTATTTTTTTATGACCATTTACCATAATTTCGGTTGTAAAAATTGATAAAAGTCTTATGAGAAAATTAAAATACTTTACCGAGTTGATGTGCTGAATTCTCGCGGGTTCTTTTACAATTGAAAAAAATACATTGTAGCAACACATGCTTCCCCATATGTCGCAATTGAATATATACACTTGAGTAAAATATTTTGCGTATTGAAATTTGCCGATTCCTGAATTGGTGTCAAATTCAGTAAAATGTAACAGTACATCTGTAATATATGCGGCTGCGTATTTGTGGTATGTGTCTTTAATAATTTGGCGGGAATCGGCTTCATTCATGACATTTCTTGATTGAAACGTGTACGCAGAAATAAAAAATCGTTCAACATATGAGTAGTGTCCAAATTCTTTGAATTTTAAATATTGCGAAAGTGCAAATGAGGATAGTTCCTGAGGAGATAATGGATAGTTGTGCGTTTGTAAAAACTCGCTATAACTCATGATAAAGTCAGATGTAAAAATGATGCTGCTAAACGGATTTGATATGGAAATATACCTATTCATAATTATTTCTGGAATGGGGTCATGCGATGTAGATATGCCGGATATTCCCCAATCAATGATGGTGGGTCTTGGGTTTATTTTTGAGCCGCTAATGAGAATATTGTCTTCTTTGATATCGTTGTGAATAACGCCCTTTTTATTCATTGGGACAATCGCATTTACAATGAGTTCTGTCATAATCTTATTGAAAAGAACAATTCGCGCACTTGTCAGCCGCGTGTTTAATAGCCACTCATTTACTGAAAGACCGGCATTCGGCATGTTTATTAATCGCAAATTGTCAATATTCGCATTTATATTTGATTCATTTATTTCATGACTTGTGAAACTAGAGCACATGTCGTCGAAGCCTTTCAGGTCGCGCTTCGATATCTTTGCAGGCGAACAAATTTTCGATTTTGTAAAAAGAAAATACTTGTGTGATTTTGGAATACTTTTAAGAGCATTATAAAACAAATGAATGTTATCCATCTCCAATTTTGCGTGTTGTTTAAATAATAATTTTGATATACCTGAATACTTATTCCTTCGCGTTTTATTTTTCTTCATTTTATTTTTAGATTTACATTTCAGTTGTGGTTTAAATACGCAACTAAATCCTCCTGGATATATTGGAATTCCTCCGGTCATATACATTTTTCTTTTTTTTGTTATTGACATTTGATTCAATTTTTTTTATTGTTATAGTGAATTTATTATTTGGTTTGCTTATATTTATACAAATATTAAATTAATATAAAAAATTGAAATTATAGAATATTGAATATTATAAATACTATTTATATCAATATATGAACAACCAAATATCTGAAGATTACAAGAACTACCTTTTGAAACATGGACAATTGGAGGCTCAAATGGTCGACCAACCTACTTATCGGGAAAAACTATCTCCTTGGATTATAAAATATCTGAGCAACTATAAAGCCGATAAATAAGAAGAGCAAATTAATTTGACTTACTAATATTATATTTAATAAATCCCATAAATAACATTACAATAATGACGAATACAACTTTTTGCCAATGTTTATATTTTTCTCTCGCCACAACGTGTTTTGGTTTGTAGTTGTTGTAATAAATTTCCAAAGCATCGTGGAGTGATATTTCTTCTTTATTTAGAGAAACATTGATTCGATTGTGTATAAAGTGAACCCACTTGATAAACGAGTCTCTGCTGTCGAGATATGGAGTAACGGGAAATGCGTCTAATAACTTACTAAAATTATTGCCGATTGCGCTGGATGGCATAAACAATGGTAAATTTTGAATAAATTCGTAGTATTTTTTTTTTGTAACATCATTCGGATTTTTAGGATAGGATGTTGCCATTGTAAGTAATACAAACCAATAGTGTGGCCCCCATACGTTAGAATCTAAATTGCTTTTTGTGGTTGTCATAATTTTTATATTGTTTGTGTGTTTGTATTCAAACAATATAAAAAGATTTTATCTTTTACATATAACTAATAACCCACCCAAGAATAATTACAAAAATAAATTCAGAAAAATATGCAAAAAATCGTTAATGATGGAAATAGTAACAGCAACTATTGTAATAATTGCGGGAAAAATGGTCACATGTATTCAAATTGCAGCGTTCCTATTACAAGTATAGGTGTCATTGCATTTCGAAAATCTAGTGAATATGAAAAATTAAAAGAGGAAAATAAAGAAGGTGAATGTGAATGTGAATGCGACTCCGAAAATAAATATGAATACTTGATGATTCAACGAACTGATAGTTTTGGTTTTGTTGAATTTATTCGTGGAAAATATTCAGTATACAATTATCAGTATATTAAAAATATTATTGATGAAATGACAGTATATGAAAAAAATAACATATTAACGAAACCGTTTAATGAACTATGGTCATCATTGTGGGGTGAGTATTCTGGAATACAATATAGAGGAGAAGAGCAGGTTTCAAAAAATAAATTTTTACAACTAAAACATGGAGTTGAGATGTTGTCAGGTGTAAAATATAATTTAGAAACTCTGGTTTCTTCGTCTACAACCAAATGGGAAACAGCAGAATGGGGGTTTCCAAAAGGGCGCAGGAACCATCAAGAAAAAGATTTAGATTGCGGATTTAGAGAGTTTGAAGAAGAAACAGGATATGATAAATTTAGCTTGAAACAGATACATAATGTGATTCCATTTGAAGAAATATTTATCGGGTCAAACATAAAATCATATAAAAATAAATATTATTTATCATACATGAGCAGGGACACAATTCAAAAAAATGAATATCAAAAATCGGAAGTAAAAAATATGAAATGGTTATCCTACAAAGAATGCATGGATATTATTCGACCATATAATGTTGAAAAAAAAAAAATAATCACAAGTGTGAATAATACTTTAAATAATTTTGTCATATGCGACACGATTTGAATATGTTTATAGTTTTTTATATTTAACTAAAAAATATTGTAATTATAATGGGTATAAATCTATAATATATTATTTGTTTATATTATAGATTATCATTTTCAAGTTATTTAATCTTGTATAGTTATACACGTTTATGGAAAGTGAAGCAGCAGTAAAGGAAGATACCGGAGAGGACAAAAAATTTTGCAAGTATAATGAAGAAACCGAAAGGTGTGTTTATAATCCTGATGAAAACGCGAGGTCGCATGATGAAGTGTGTTATGAAACTGGAAAAAAACGGTGTGCTTCAAAAAAAAAATTGAGGAAAATAAAAATAAAACCCAAAAAGGTAAAAGAAGTGGCGGCAGCAGCAGCAGCAACGGAAGAAGATACCGGAGAGGACAAAAAATTTTGCAAGTATAATGAAGAAACCGAAAGGTGTGTTTATAATCCTGATGAAAACGCGAGGTCGCATGATGAAGTGTGTTATGAAACTGGAAAAAAACGGTGTG